CCGCTTCATTCTTTGTTCCCTTTCTATCATCTGCGAATCCTCCCAATTTTGCCCGACGCTTTTAAATCGCCCAGGTTCAATGATCCTCCCCTTGGCATGAAACACCCGATAGAACGTGCGTTCTCTTAAATTTGGCCTTGTTTTGCCGACACTGATGCCACATTCCGAGCCAGGCGCATCCCAATAATGCCGTTGGCGGCACATGCATGCAGAAAAATCCGAGGCAACTCACCATGAGGGCGGCCATCCCCATCGCTTCAGGGTGAGGTGCCGCTTTTCTGTAAACCACGACAAGGAAGACAGCAACAAAGACCACCATGAGCGCCAGCGCTTGCACGCCCATCTCAAACGTAGCCTCTACAGGTTCATTGTGCGCCTGGGCGAAGACGTCCTGTGCCAACAATATTCCGTTTTCATATGTCACTTTACCGAGGCGCGGTTCTCCGGAGGCAAGAAGAGGAAAAACCCACTCCCAACTTCCGAGCCCTCTGCCGAATGCCTCGGATCTCAAAGACCAGGCCGCGTGTTTCCATGCGAGCCATCGCGGGTTATCCGTCATCATATCCAGAGGCTTCACCTGCCAGAACCAGATGCTGGCAAGAAGCAACACGGCATATAGGCTCATGCGGACATTTCGTCTTTCTGTTACGGAGAGCCAGATATACACCGACATGGCCGCGAGGGCCGCCAGGAAGCCGGTCGTTGACCAGGCCATGTACAACCCGCCGAAAATGAGCGGGACCAGCATATACCGCCATTCCCTCCGCCACGGGGCGAGGGCTAACAGCCGGTAAGCGAAAATGGATTCAAACCTGAAACTCCATTTGCGGAGGCATCCAGGCAGGCAGAGTGCCAGAAAAATTGCGGCCGTGTCCGGGTTTAATGGGCCGGTGCCGAAGTAGGGATGTATGGTTCCGAGTTTCTGCAGAGATATCCAGTCAAGGATAATCAGGGCGGCGATGCACATGAAGTCCATCGTTTTCTCCCTGTCGATCCGGCTGAATCCCTCTGCACAGGCCAGGAATATAGCGATCATGAGGAGCGATACATATTCATCATATGCCGGAGGCAGCCGTGTCGCAGTGCGGAAGAGGGCGAGGAGAAGAAACAGCCTCCACCACCAGGAAGACAGCATGACGACTACGGCGCCGCAGCTAATCCATATGACGACGAGTTGCCAGGACAGACGGAACGGCATGCCGTCCGCCGGGATGATGCAGAATATCAGCCCGGGAACGGCCGCCAATAAAATTATCTGATAAATTTTCTTCACGCTGTCAGTATCCTGCTTCTGCAGATTTCGGTATCTGGACACGAATATAATATGTCGTTGATGTCGCTGCACTTGCCGCACCCGGTAGCACCCATCCTATAATCTGCGCGGCCGTAGGCGCTGTCTGCGTCAGACCGCCCGGGCTGTTTGCAAGGAATATACGATAGCCGGGGCTTGCCGCGGACATACCGGTGATTATACCCTCAACAACGACCTCGACAGTTTTCCCAGCCACTCCGCCTTTGCCGATGATACCTACAGCAGGACGCAATGTCGACTGGTCCGCCATCGCCTTATATGCCTTGCCGTCGGAACCTTTGATGCAGACGGGATCGCCGGTGGCAAGGGTCTCTCCGGCGGTTGCCGAAAAACGCGTACTTTTCTGGAGCCAATAAATCGCAGCCTCCGCCGGCGCGACAGTAGCGACCAGGAACATCACGCAAATAAATATCATCAGAAATGCTTCTATTGACTTTCTGAAATATGTCCTCATTTTATCCTCCTTGATCTTCTAAATGCCGGGCGGGTTTTTATTCCGCCCGGCTAATTATGCGATTGTCACTCACAAAAAGCCTGTGCTTACACGATAGCCTTATATCCGCTCCTATAATCGATCGGCGCTCCGGCGTACTGATGTCTGATCTTGTACCGAATCTTGTCGGCAACGAAGACCTGCTCCGCTTGGGCGGAGTCGGCCAAGAACATCTCCGGCTCTTGCCTGCCGTTCAGATACCCCATTTCGATGATGTCGACCACATCGGGCGGCAGCATCAGGTACCAGTCATTGGCATCCGCCAGAAGCGAGACCATCTTCCCGTTGATTTTTCCCCTCAGCGAGTTCCGGGTCTTGGTCGTGAGATCTGCGGCACCGGTGTAATAGAAATCATCGTTGACGACTGTATCGGCCGCTGCGAGCAAGCCCACGGGATAGAAAAGGGTCGGCTTCACGTTCTGATCATCCAGAAGACCCAGTCTTTCCGCGGAGTCCTTTTCGGTCATTGCCGCCAGCGCTGCATAGGCGATGAGGGCAGTGGTAATTGTCAGGGCGGCAGCCCCGAGATTGCCGTGGCCGACCGTGAATAACGCCGTCGCGTCGGTGCAGTTCGAGTTGTTGATCAGGAAATTCCAGACGTATTTCGCATGCGTCCTGCGGGCGGCCCTGCCAAGGTTCTGGATGAGCCTGGTGATGACGCTGATATCGTCATTGATGATTGTCTTCTGCGAGATCGTGAGGATGTTCCCCTTGATGGCGATGGTGTAGGTGGACTCCTCATCCGTCACGGCGCTGACTTCCTGGTAATCTGCGGCTTCCGGATCGACCGTATCGAGATCGGCAAATCCTCCCACAAGTACGGCCTCCTGGAGGCGGTAATCCTTGACGGGTTTGCGGACGCTGATGAGGAGGCTTTCTCCATAATCGGTTGCAAGATACTGCTTCACGAGACTCCGTCCCAGGGTGTTCCCCAGGATATATGTGAATGTATTGCTCAGTATCTCCATTCTTGACCGGATATCCTTCGGGATTGCCTTCAGATTGACGCGCCCGGTGACATCGGGATCGCCCGTGAAAAAAGTGTACATCTCCCTGATACTGGAAAATGCCGGAATCTGGTCGAAGCCTTCCACCGCCTGGGTGGACCTTACGTCCCCGAAAAATTGCTGCCCGTCAAGGCGCCGCAGTCCCGCCATCCTGATCAGGTCTTCCTTCGTCAGGCCGAATAGTCTATCGATGGCCATCGTAGCCTTATCGAAGGAATCTATCCCGCCTGTTACACGTGAGGCGGGAACGGAGTCCTGCGGTTGCGCCGATTTAAGAATCGCGGCATGGTAATCCTTCTCGTCGGCGATTGCCCTGTCGAGATCCTCGTCCTTGAAGACCACGCCGCCGAAAGATCTGCTGATCCGGCTCTTGGCCGTGTCGGGAAGATCGGACGCCGCGAGCTTATCCTTCAATTTCATCTCGCAGCGGAGGACGTTGACCTCGTCCTTCTCGTCTGTTTGCGGTTTTTCCGCGATTGCCGCTCTGGCCAGGGCCTCGAATTCCTGATCGGAGGTCGTCTCAAAGGTTTTTCCGACCAGGAGGTCCGGCCGCTTCTCGTTGATAATGTCCCAAATCTTTTTCTTGTCCATGTTGACCTCCTGTTTTTGGGCCGGCACCGAAGCCACTGCCCGGTTAAATTTCCCGCCTGCTGCGGGTCTTGTTACGATATCTACAGAATCGGCTTTCGTGAATTTCACGATCTTGACAACCTGTTTGCCATCCACAATATCTTTTGCCGCGCGGACCTTGGCATCATAGGAAAGCCCATAGACGCTCGTCCCTTCCTTCATCGCGGAAAGCAGGTTTTTGCCGATCCATTTTGCGCTCTCCAGAAAATGTAATATTCCTTTCAGTCCCTCGCCCGCGACATTCCGCACGCTGTCGATCCAGCCCACCTTGTTCTTCACGAGGAGAGGCTTGAGATCGTATAACGGCGCCGGGATATGCATCGCGCCTTGCTGCGGAAGTTCATAGAGATTCACGTCCACTTTTTCAAATAAAGCCGGGGCGTCGGCATCGCGGAGCGCATCCTCTGTGATGTACCAGGGATAATAATCGCCCTTGTCGTCGGTGACGCCGGCAAGGGATAATCCGGCTTTGCAGATGGTGACGTCCCATTCGGTTCCTTCCGGGTTGAGGGCATTCCCCAGGCGCATGAGAATATCAAGCTCCTCGCCGGTCTCCGTCTGCTGACTCCGCATCTCGATCCATTTCTTTTCCACTTCAACCGGGTTTTCCCCGAGTTGCACAGCATTATCCACGACCCCATAGGATAGCCTGTAATATTTCCCATCGGGGAGAGTGAATACGATATATTGCGGAGAGACGAATGCTTCAGAGATATAAGCGTCTTCGCCGTATTTGGCCCTGATTTCTTTGCTGAGCAGAGATCTCATCTCACAAAAAGCGATATCCGCCTTTGCGCGCCAGTTACCCTGGGCGTCTTTTTCATATTTCCCGTCCACCGCCGCCCATGCAGTCGCCGCCGCCTTGCCTTCGTCCGGATCTGCGGCATGCGCCGCGTTAAAAGCGGAGATCCAGATTTCCTGTCCCTGCTTCGGCAGCGCCTTGATCTGATCCGGGGGATTGCTTATTTCGTATGGCATGGCCTTTTCTCCTTTATTAAATTTGCCTTTTGCCTTTTGCCTTTTGCTTTATCCCGCCGCCTCCTCTTTTTTCTTCCCGGCAATCGGTTTCTTTTTTGCCCAGGCGGGATTGACCCCGGTGATCTCGATTTCGGAAAGCGGCTGGACCTTCTGGCCGGATTTGTAGCGCACGCGCTTACCTCCCACGGTGAGGATCACGGCTTCGCCTGTTTCCGCGTCGATCCTGCTCGCATGGAGATACTTTGCATCAATGCCATAAGCCTTGCAGCCCTCCACGATCAACTTTTCGCCTTTTTTTACGACCTGTTCACCGTTCTTCGTATCTTCTGCCATAATGAAAATCCTCCCTATTTTAATTTTGCATTTTGCATTTTGACTTTTAAATTACATCCCCGCCGCCGCCCTTTCCTCCCTGCTTCCCGCCGCCTCATCCCAACTGGGATGAAAAGGAATGGTGTATCAGGAACAGTTGATCGTATTCTGCGCCGATCCGCCCGGATCGCGCGGATACATGAGCTGCTCGCCGCCGACGTCAAAGGGCAGATTCGCATCCCGGATCTGGCCGTTTGCCGCCAGGTGTGTAATCCTGGGCACCCTCGAGGACTCACCGTGGAGCCATTGCTTCTGCAGTCCGGGAACGACCTTGGCCGCCTCTTCCCGCCTGAGCTGCCCCGCCGCCTCGAGGATGCGGCCGCATTCATTCCGCGTGATCGTCTCGGCCCTGGCCGCGATCGACGTGAATATCGATTTGTCTTTCAAGTTCCGGCCCACTCCCTGCATGACCTCATAGGGAGATTTATTTCCGAGCATGCCCCGTGTGATCTCCGCTTTTATTTTTTCCGCTGCATCGCGTGACAGGCCCTTTACTCTATCGAGGGCAAAATCATTGAGCACATGCAAGACAGACGTATCGATGACAGGGATCGCCGCAAAAATACCGACCTCTCTGAGCGGCAGATCCACCATGTCCACACCCTGCGCCCAGAAGTCGCTTTGTGCCCGGTGCAGCCTCACGCCGAATTTATCACCATATTCCTGCATGG